ATATTCTGGTGGTAATTCATCCTCTCCACCATAAACGTAAACATCAGAAGTTGCTGGATATAACTTTCTGACTAACGCAGCATAATCTTCTTTTGTTACTGCTCTCTCTTGAGCACTGTACAGTTTTGGAGCATTCTTCTTTATCTTGTTGATTGATTCAATATCTTCTCCACCAGATGTATTTTCTGGTATTCCTACAACCAATACATCAGTTGTGAAAATATTTCCTGCTTCATCTTGAAGAATGCCATTAAAAACAAAGGAATTTGCACCATTGGATGCAGGTCCAGTGGTTGTGAGATATGTTATTTCGATATATTCGTTATTTTCTAATTTTCTTCCGAAAATACCATCTCCAAAAATTAATTCGTATTGCTCGTCTTCAATCTCACTAATAAAATAAACTAATGAAGTTGCACTTAAGTTTAAAATATTATCTGCTGCTTGATATAAAGTATAGTTACTGTTATTTTGACTAGGGTAAACTCTTACTCTAATTGTTGAAGTATCGATACCTTGATTCTTCAAAACAAATCTCTGGGAAGATGATGATTCATTTACCGTAAAACTTGTCGTAACGTAAGTTCCTTCTTTTATTAAGACATCTCTAAATTCTGCTATACCGCCAGTTACAGATGTTCTCACATCATCAATAACACTGTATTGATAAGCACTATCGTCAAAAATTGTTGTAAATGCAGACCCAGCTTTTAAAATTACGGAAGATGGTGCTGTTTCTTGGAATGTAACATTAAAATCTATATTGGTTGTCGGAGAAGTGATTGATCTTGGTCTATATCCTAGCTGCTTCGCTAATGATACAACGTTATCTCGTAACGTTGCAGAGTCCAAGAACACCTCATTCGCTACCATGTTGGTATTGAATGCTGTGTAGTAAGTATTATACGCCAGTAAGTCCAGCAGATTATTGATTACAGAACCTTCGTAATCATAATCTAACAGGTCACCATTCGCACTATTTGCTTTCAGATAATCTTTGAGGGTCTGCTTTATCTGCTGGAAGTCTAAATTGTTGAGTTGTGCGTATGGCATGTTATCTAGTTCTCTCTAAAAAGAATTCCATGTTTGTTGGAATGATATCAATGCCCTTAATTTCAAATTCAACTTCTACGTCATAACCATTATTATCAAAATTTGGTAGAACAAGTACGTTCGTTAAATTAACTCTTGGCTCATATTTGGCAATCGCAAGACTAATTTCGTTCTGTAACTGACCAGCAATACCAAAATCCATGTTATCAAACAGTAAATTAGACACAGAAGTGCCGAAACTACTGTTAAAAAATCTCTCACCCTTCATAGTGACTATTAAATTCTTAATAGCCATCTTGATTGCATTCTCATTCTTGACTACCAAAAGGTCTCTACTCTGAGGATGCTTGTCAAATGTTATGCTTAAGTCTTTAAATTGCTTAAATTGGGGCATAAAACACTCTATTTATGTTATTATTTATGCCCCGTACCTCAAGATATCATGCCCACCACTCAACATAATCATCAAATCCACCTGCTCCACCACATGGTCGTGACATTCTATTCACTGGAGGGTCACTTACCTTCTTTTTTACTGTCGGAGTCAACGCCCCATAATCAGTAATGAGCTTGGTAGTGCCCCAACTTTCTCTCATATACTCAGAATCTCGGTCAACTTGGTATTTTGCCATCTGTTTTTCCTCAAAATTGATTGAAACAGAACTTTTTACGGGGTTGCTATCCCGAAAATATCGAGAAATCTCGCAAATATTTGGTTATTTGCATAAAAAAACGCCAAAAAATGGCGTTTGATACTCAAATTCTATTCAACTTCCTTGTCCACGATAGCGTTTCTTCCTACCATTCCGAGAAGATGCTCCCAAATGCGTATTTTTGCTTCGCCCTTGTCGAGTAACCTTCGGTTTGCCAGGAACATAATTCGTTTTTACTAGACCAACTTTTGCTTTTGCCATGAATTACCTCGTAAGATTTTGATATTATAGCATCATTTTCCTCTATTGGCAACAAAAAGATTCGGATGTTGAAACGGAGCAACAAAAACTCTCTTTGTGCCAGGAAATGATGTCAGTTCTGTAGCATCACCTTGTACAGCTGCTAGTAATTTATTGAAAAAAACTGTCTTATTTTTTGATGTTACAACCTTTCTGAGGGCCACTGGAATGACACATGGTATTAAAGGATTGTTTGGAACACCATTTACAGTATCTGGTGGAATCGCATTATGCAAAAATTTTAAAGCTTGCTTATTTACTAACACATTAGGTGATACTAAAGCGCCAGACACTGGTTTTGCTGGGTATGTGCAAGGTCCATTAATTGATGTTGTGTCTGGTGTTACTGGACCAACTAATAAAGGCATATACCCTATTGCGATTCCTCTAATTTATTTAGACGAACATGAAGATTATCCAAAACCTCATCGATTTTCACATACTCTTCATGCTTTGGTGGTTTGTAATATAATACAAACGGGTCAGGAATTTTCGCCTGTTTTTCTTCTAACTTTTCAATTCTACTTAGAATTGGATTTGCCAAATCCTTGACCACTCTTTCTAGATTTTTTATCCTCTCCTCCAATTCCTTCAAGTAGGCTTCCGAGGTCTGGTAGGTCTGGTAGATTGATGTCGAAGTCTTCGGCGTTAAACTCATCGTTAATGTCCTCTCCAAATTTTCTAGACTCTGTAGATACTAGATTATCATTCTCATCAAACGTTTTGATTTCAAACCCTTCATCTGGGTCATACAATCCTTCGTACCATTTTGTTGCAACATCCATCATGTGGTCTGCCAAAGTATCGAAGTCATTGAAAGTCATGTCTTCTTTTACTTTGCCTTCTTTGTCAATAATCGAAAAATTTACTTTTTCCATGTCATTCAGCAGTATATTCATCGACACGCTCTAGAAGAACAGTGCCGTCTTTGTTAAGGTGCCATTCTAGCATATCTCCCTCCTCCCAGCCAAGCCTTTCGATTAACTCTTCTGGAATCGTAAGGAAGTATTCTTTAAAATCTTCGTTGTACTCAACGGTTGATTCATATGTCGTAGTCATGTTCATAAATTAATAATCATTTTATATAGCAAGTTTTTGTAAATTTTTCAGAGTCTTAGTATTCTTTCCGCAGGAAGCCAATTACAGCACTTCTGAATCCCTTGCATAAAAGTATTGTAGTTTGGGAATTGAAGTCTCACCTGCTTTCCATAGTTACTCATAGCGTATATGACGTGACTATTGTAATCTATTATAACATGGTCTATTTGCTCCACGCCATTCTCCAAAGTTCTCGTAATACTATGTAGATATACGAAAACTCTTCTTTAATGGTCGTTCGAGTACTTAGAGGTTTTTGAGTCATTTTATTTGGGAAAAATTTTTTTTATGAAAGCGAAAACAGTCGAGCGTTTTCAAAGTTTTGTAGGTTAATAGTATCTATGACTTTTCGCTCGGCCGCGCCGCCATAACGATAACGTTATAGGGTTACTGTCCGTGTGCCCCCCTGCTCGGGGGGCATGGTAGGATGGTGGGTCAGTCCTCCCACTGAGGCAGGCGGGCGAGTGCCTCGTCTCGGTAGCGGTCAGCGTATGCACCTGCCAACCACTCAGTCTCGATCGAGATGGGCAACTCTTGCCCCATGGTCTGCTGTGCGTCGTCTGTCTTGCGACCTGCCCACACGATGCGGCGGGTGCTGAGGTCGGATGCCATGGACATGATCATGATGGGTGCTCTGGTGATGGGTCAGTGGAGAGGGGGTGCCCCCATTGGGGGGGGGGGTCACCAACGCTGGCGCTCGTAGCGGGCGTCGCCCCATCCGTCACGCTCGAAGCGGCGGGCATCGTAATCATCGGCGTCCATCAGGTCGTCGTGCTCGCAATCCAGGAAGCGGTCGTCGTACTGGGGGTGCTGGTAGGAGCGGAAGGCGGTGGAGCAGGTCATGGGTCGTTTCGTGTGAACTGAGAGAAGTCTACAGGGTCAGGGGTGGGGTCAGGGGCAGCGGGTGTGCCACCCCTTCGACTGGTCAGTATCCGTTCAGGAAGTCTGCCAGCGCCTCGCGGTACTCTGCCTCAGTCTGAAAGACTCGGGCACCGATAGTACGGGGGTACTGTGCCTTAGGGGCGGGTGCCTTGCTGGGCTCCTTGCCCTGCTGAGCGAGCATCTGAGCGTAGGGGTTGCTGGTCATGGGTCGTTTCGTTTCGATGGAATCAGTCTACAGGGTCAGGGCATCTGGCACGCACCAGGGAGGACACTGTTGTATGTGTCACAGCGGGCAGCGGTGGCAGCGTTGACTGCCTGCACGGTGTCAGCAGCGAACCCGACAGCGGCGCTGCCCACCGCCATGATGGGGGCATAGAAGGCAGCACCGAGAATCAGGAGGGCAGCGGTCTTGAGCATGGGTCGTCTCGTTTGGTTGATGGAATCAGTCTACAGGCAGACGGTCTCGTGA